CAGGGAGACCACCCTGGCCGACCTCCAGGCAGACCCCGTGAACCGTCGCGCGCATCCGGAGCGCAATCTGGCGATGACCGTCCAGGCACTCCGGGAGGTTGGCGCGGCGCGCTCCATCGTCATTGATGAAGCGGATACGGTCCTGGCGGGTAACGGCGTCACCGCTGCCGCGCGCGAAGCGGGCATCACGAAACTCCAGGTCATTGATGCGGATGGCGACACGCTGATTGCCGTCCGTCGCATCGGGCTCACGCCGGATCAGAAACGCGCGCTCGCGCTCTTCGACAATCGCACGGCGGAGTTAGCGGAGTGGAACCTGGCGCAACTCGCGGCCGACCTCCAGAACGGCGACGACCTCTCCGCGTATTTCTTCGATGAGGAATTGACGACGCTCCTGGCTGCCGCTGGCCCGCCGAATGTGAAACCGGGACTCACCGACGCGGATGCGGTGCCGGAGCCCCGCGCGACCGCGATTCAATCCGGCGACCTGTTCGCCCTGGGCGCACATCGACTACTCTGCGGCGATTGCACCAACGCGCTCGACGTCGCGCGGCTGATGGGCGACGACCGCGCCGGGCTGGCGTTCACCTCGCCGCCGTATAGTGACCAGCGCACCTACACGGGTGACGCGGCCGACCTCTCGCCGGAATTTCTGTCGCGCTTCCTGGTCGTCGGCGCGCCGTTCGTCCAGTGCTTTGCGGTCAATCTCGGGATGGTGCGTCGCGGCGGGTTTATCTCCCGCTACTGGGACACCTACATCGCGGCAGCGGAAACGGCGGGCCTGGGCTTACTGTCCTGGAACGTCTGGAGCCGCGAAGCCATGTCCATGTCGGTCGGCCAGGTGACCGCGATGTTCCCGATTCAGCATGAGTTTATTTTCGTGTTCGGGAGTAAGCCCGTCGCGCTGACACCGACCGTGGAAAACAAAACCGGCGGCGAGGTGTTCCGGAACAACCGCAACCGCAACGCGGAGGGCCAACTGTCCGCGCGCCGTGATGTGACCGTGCGCCCGTTCCGCGAACTCGGCACCGTCGTCACGGTGACGCCCGTGCAGAGCAACACGGACCACCCCGCGCAATTTCCGGTGGAACTCCCGCGCAAATACATCGAAGCCTTTCCCGGCGTGATCTACGACCCGTTCGGTGGCGCGGGCACGACGATGCTGGCGTGCGAACAACTGAGCCGCGCGTGTCGGTCGATAGAGATTGCGCCGACGTATTGCCAGGTCGCACTCGACCGCTGGGAAGCGTTCACGGGTCAGAAAGCCGTCAAGGTATGAGAGGGAGAAAACCGACACCGACCGCACTGCGCATCCTGCGAGGGAATCCGCGTAAGCGTCCGGTCAACACGGCGGAACCGAAACCCGCCACGCTGCAAAATCTCGAGCCGCCCGACTGGCTCGACGCGGATGCGCAACACGAATGGCGACGGGTCGCGCCGATGCTGTCGCGCCTGGGTGTGTTGACCGAGACCGACGCCGATGCGCTCGCGGCCTACTGCGAAGCGTTCACGACCTGGAAGGTCGCCACGAAACGCATCCGGCAATTCGGCATGGTCGTCAAAGTCGGCAAAGCGGGCATCGAGATTCCCGTGGTCTCGCCCTACGTCAAAATCGCGCATCACGCGATGTTACAGATGAAAGGATTTCTCACCGAGTTCGGCATGACGCCGAGTTCCCGCGCGCGGATTCACACGGCCGCACCGGAGCCTATGGTTAGTAAATGGGGCGGGCATCTCTAAATGGCGTTCGCGTATCGCGGAGACGCGGCCTGGCTGATTAAGCCCTATAACATGACAAACGGCCGCGCGCGTGTGCCTGGCCCGTTCCGGGAACTCACGCTGGTGTTCTCCGATGGGCTCGGCTGGGAACACGTCTCGGTCTCGACGCCAGGGCGCCCGCCGAACTGGGACGAGATGGTGTTTGTGAAAAATCTCTTCTGGGGTCCGGATGATTGCGTGATGCAACTCCATCCGCCGCGCGGAGACTATGTCGACGTGCACCCAAATTGCTTACATCTCTGGCGACCGAATGATGGGCGTGAGATTCCGCGCCCGCCAACGGTCTGTGTATGAGTCGTTATGGAATGGCACTCGCACAATGGGATTCTGGTCGTCACCCGCACGGCTGACGAAGTCGCGCGGCTCAGGACCTCGGTCGCGCGGAATCGTCGCTCGGGTGGATTTCAAAACCTCCAGCGGTATCACCTCGCACACCTAGTTGGGCACGTCTGCATCATCAATGACCCCGTCTGGATTGAACGCACGATCCGGTATTGCACCCGCTACGGCACGGGCGGCTATCAGAAAAACACGGGCGGGCGCGGGCGGTATGGACAAGTGAAATGAGTTCCACGCCGTCCGAAAAAGTCCGGCTGATTAATCAGCTCACGCACACGAAAGGACCCTTTGCTGGAGAGCCGTTCAACCTCCGGCCCTGGCAGGAACACAAAATCATCCGGCCGCTCTTCAAAATCAATCCCGCGACGGGTCTGCGGCAGTATCGAACCTGTCTCCTGATGATGCCGCGTAAAAACGGCAAGACCGAACTGTGCGCCGCGCTGGCGATTGATGGACTGCTCTTCGACAACGAAATCGGCGGCGAGGTCTATTCGGCCGCGAATGACAAAGACCAGGCGTCGTTGTGCTTCAACGTCGCGGCCCAGATGATTCGGAATGATCCAGAGTTGTCGGCCGCGTGTGAAATCGTCGACTCGCAAAAGCGCATCGTGCACCGGAAGTCGGGCTCGTTCTATCGCGCGATTAGCGCGGAAGCCTATTCAAAACACGGCTTTAACGCGTCACGGGTGATCTACGACGAACTCCATGCCGCCGCGACGCGCGACCTCTGGGATGTCCTGGCGTCATCGACCGGCGCGCGCGCACAACCATTGGTGATTGCGATTTCCACGGCGGGTTATGACCGGCATTCGATTCTCTGGGAGTTGTATTCACACGCGAAGCGCGTCCAGGAATCGCCGGACCTGGACCCGACTTTTCTGCCGGTGATCTGGGAAGCCGCCATTGATGCCGACTGGCAGGATGAGCGGGTCTGGCGGAAAGCGAATCCCGCGCTCGGTGACTTCCGCTCCCTGGAGGAATTGCGCGCGGCCTGTGCGCGGGCGATGGAGATTCCGGCCCAGGAGAATACCTTCCGGCGGCTCTATCTGAATCAGTGGACCGAACAAGACGCGCGCTGGATTGCGCTCGATGCCTGGAATGCGTGCCAGGCGTCGATTGATGTTGAGAGTCTGAAAGGTCGCCGCTGTTACATCGGGCTCGACCTCTCGACCACCACCGACCTCACGGCAGCGGTCGCGGTGTTTCCCGACGACACGGGTCCCGGTTGTGCCGTCCTGGCGCAGTTTTTCTGTCCAGCGGAGCGCATCCCGTTACGCGTGGCGCGGGACCGCGTGCCCTATGACGAATGGGCGCGGCGCGGATTCCTCACCGCGACGCCAGGACCCACGGTCGATTACGAACTCGTCCGCGCGCATCTACTGGACTGGCAAGACACCTACACCGTTCGGATGGTCGCGTTTGATCCGTGGAATGCGACGGACCTGGTCTCGCGGCTCGAAAAGGTCGACGGGTTTACGTGCGTGAAGATGCGCCAGGGTAAAGCGTCCTTGTCGGCACCGAGTAAAGCGCTGGAGAAAGCGATTCTCGAAAAGACCATCCGTCATGACGGGCACCCGATTCTCAAGTGGAATATCGCAAACGCTTCCGTCGATACCGACAACGCGGGAAACATTCAACCGAGTAAATCGAAATCCACCGAGCGGATTGATGGCGTCTATGCGCTCGTCATGGGGCTCGATGCGATGCACCGTGATCAATCTCCCCCGGAGACCGACGTCGAGGTGTATATTTTTGGGCGACCCTGACATGTCATCTCGCCGAGGTCGGCCACCGCTCGACACATCGGACCGCTCGACCAAGGTGTGTGTGGCGATGCCGTCCCGCCGTTACGATCAGCTCTATGCGCGCGCCACCGAACAGCGGGTCAGCGTGCCGGAACTGATCCGGCGCGACCTCGCCCGCGATTTTAGAAATCCAAAATCGGATCAGCAGCACCACTAAGCGCAGACTCACCCGGTGCTTGACCGGGCATATGCGGTGCTCTCCATCAAAGCGCTCGACGGTGATCGACGCATCATCACCGGCCTGGCGTCGACCCCGACTCCAGACCGACGCGGCGACATCTTAGAACCGCTCGGCGCGACCTTCCGCAATCCGCTCCCGCTGTTGTTACACCATGACCGTGAACGCCCGGTCGGGCGCGTCACCTTGACCGCCACGTCCAGCGGTATCGCATTCGAAGCCCAACTCCCAGAAGTCGCGACGCCTGGACTGGTCCGCGACCGCGTGAACGAAGCCTGGGACTCCATCAAGGCGGGACTCATCACGGGCGTCTCGATAGGGTTTCGA